CTATGGACAAGTCCAAGGTGCTGGGCTTGGTGGAGGGCACGCCTTGGAACGGCATGTTGGAGCTGAACCGCATGGCCTTCGACGATGCGTTGCCGAAGAACAGCGAGAGCAGGTGCATAAGCGTGGCCATGAAGCTGCTGCGCAGGAACGCGCCGCAGGTGAAGTGGGTGCTGTCCTTCGCGGACGGCTGCCAGTGCGGGGACGGGACTATCTACCGTGCAAGCGGCTTCGTGCTGACGCAGGTGAAGCCGAACAGCACGATTCTGCAGCTGCCCGACGGCTCAACCGTGGCGGCGCTGACCATAAGCGCGCATCAGGGCTTGGCTAGGCCAGAGCTTGGCGGCAAATCGCCGTTGGAGATGTTCGGCGCGGAGCACACGTTCGAGCGCTACTGCAAGTACACGGGCGCGAAGCGCCTGCAGGGCTACATGCTGCGCTACATCTACTTCATTGACAAACGCTGGCGCAAGCGCCTGACCGTTCCAGAACTGCCCTACACGGCGATAGCCGAGGCGGGGGCTGGAATGTACAGGGGCGAGCGCCGCTAGAGACATGCGGGTGCCGTAGGGGCACGGGCGCGGCCTTCCAAGCCGCGTAGGCGTTCGATTCGACCCACCCGCTCCAACCTTTTGAAACTGAATACGGGGGGCTGTACGTGCTTCCAAGCGCAGGGGAACTGACCAAGAACGTGCCAGACGAAGTGCGGGAGCTGGTAGCGGAGCTAGCGGAAAACGTGATTTTCATGCACGGCAAGCTGATTGAGACGCGCAAGGGCTTGGACAGGCAGCAGGTCGTTGTGCCCTACGACAACGGCGGCGGCCAGAAGGGCATCAGGGAAAACCCAGCCTTCAAGGCTTACAACGCGCTGCTGACCTCCTACCGAAAGTCGCTGCTGGACTTGGTGTCGCTTCTGACCGAGTACGGCGGCTTCGTGCGCAAGGACGAGGACAGCCCGTTGGCGAGGATACTGGCAGAGGCGGAGGAGCTGATTAATGCCAAGTGAGAAGGGCTGCCAGCAGCCCACGCGCTCTTGGTGCGCTTCATACGATAGAACCGAGGGCAAGCTGGCGGCGGCGCTGTTCGAGGCGTACTGCATGCCGCTGCACCCGTGGCAGCAGCTGGTGCTGAACGACTGGCTGGCGCTGGACGATGAAGGCAAGCTGCTGAACTACATGTGCGTGCTGCCAGCGCCGAGGCAGAACGGCAAGGGCTTCATTCTGGACGCTAGGGAGACGTGGGGGCTGGTTCACCGTGGCGAGTGGGTGATGCACACGGCGCAGGAGTTCGCCACGGCCAAGAAGGGCTTCGACAGGCTGCGCGAGAAGTTCGGCGAGAAGAAGAACGACCCGAACGCGCGCTACCCAGAGCTGAACCGATTGGTGAAGCGCTACACGGTGTCCAGCAACCAGATGATTCTGGACTTGACGAACGGCGGCCACATCGAGTTCCGCACGCGCGGCACCAGCGGCGACGTTGCGCGCGGAGGCACGTTCGACCTAGTTGTCGTTGACGAGGCGCAGAGCTACACGGAGCAGCAGGACGCGGCCATAGCGCCGTTGAACAGCGCGGCACCCAAGGGCAGCCCGCAGACGATACTCACGGGCACCGTGCCAGACCCAGCGCAGGCGTACAAGGGCGAAGTGTTCACCCGCGTGCGCAAGGCGCTTGTAGACCAGCCAGAGGACGGCAGCTGCCTGCACGAGTGGGGCGCGGAAGAAGTCGGCGACGTGGCCGACGTGGAGCGCTGGTACAGGCACAACCCCTCGCTCGGCTACCAGCTTCTGGAAACGGCGCTGGCCAAGGACAGCAAGACGATGTCGCCCGAGGCTTTCGCTAGGGAGCACTTGGGCTGGTGGCCGCCCACGGCGCAGGAGCTGTCCCACCCGATACGGCCCGAGGATTGGGAAGCCTGCAAGACGGACGAACCGCCTGAGGGCGGCGTTACCGTGTACGCGGTGAAGTTCTCGGGCGACGGCCTGATTGGAACCTTGGCAAGCTGCGTGAAGCCAGCTGAGGGCGACCCCTTCGTGTTCGTGGTCGACAGCCGCAGCATGAACGGCGGCTTGGGCTGGTTCGTGGACAACATCGTGAAGCGGCAGAACAAGGTGGCGCAGGTGGTCGTAGACGGCGCGGCCAACGCGCAGGCGCTGGCGGACAGGCTGGTGCAGGCTGGCGTGCCAGCCAAGAAGGTGGCGAAGGTGGGCGCAGCCGAGGCTTGCGCGGCCTTCTCTGGCTTCTCAAACGCGGTGAAGGAACGGCAGGTGGCCCACTGGGGTCAGCCTGCGTTGGACGTTGCGGCCACGGGCTGCGTGAGACGCGCCATCGGCTCGTTGGGCGGCTGGGGCTTCCAGAGCCTTGACGATGCGGACGCGACGTTGGTTGAAGCCTGCGCGCTGGCGTGGCGCGGGGCCGTGCGTAACAAGCGAAAGATAGGCAGAAAGGCGGTGGTCTTTTAATGCCGCAGAAGCAACCAGAAGCGGTCTGGCACGCAGCCAGCCGCATACCTGCGAACATGGGCGGCCCCAACGGGCTGGTGTTCGCCAAGGGCCTGCCAGAAGAATACGCCTACATGGCGGCAGACCTTTTGAACTTGTGGGCGGCGAAGCTGCCTAGGAACAGGCTGCGCATGAGGTACTACCGAGGCCGAAACGTCCTACACGACTTCGGAATCTCGATACCGCCCAGCCTTACGGACGTGGAGACGGTCGTGGGCTGGCCAGCCAAGGCAGTGGACAGCATGGCGGTCAGGAGCCGCTTCGACGGCTTCACGGCTGCCGACGATACCGTTCAGTCGACCTTGGACGCGCTGTCTGGGCGCAGCCGCCTGCAGGTGAAGTTCAGGCAGGCCGTGGAATCGGCGCTGATTCACAGCTGCTGCTTCTCCACAGTCTCATTGGCGGCAGACGGCGCTAGAATCGACCTGCACGATGCCGAGACGGGCGCGGCGCGTTGGGACACGGCAAAGGGCCGCATAGCCTACGGCATGGTGATTGAAGCCTTCGAGGACGGCTGGCCCGTCGAGTTCACGTTGTACGCGGAGGACGCTGCCGTGCATTTCTACGACGGTAGCACGTACTTGGATTGGGAAATCGAGCCCTATGCTATGGGCCGCCCGTGCATGGAGGCGATTAGCTACCGCCCCACGTTCCGCAGGCCCTTCGGTCAATCGCGTATCAACCGTGCCGTAATGTCGATAACGGACAGCGCGGTGCGCGAGGCCCTTAGAACGGAAATCAGCGCGGAGTTCGCCACCAGCCCGCAGAAGTTCCTTCTGGGTGCCGACCCAGAGGCGTTCAAGGAAACTACCAAGTGGGAAGCCTATATTGGCTCAATCTTCGCAGTTGGCCGCGACGAGGACGGCAACCTGCCGACCTTCGGGCAGCTGGCGCAGGGCACCATGCAGCCCCACACGGACTACATGCGTAGCCTAGCGGCGCGTTTCAGCGGCGAGACGAACGTGCCGATTAGCACCCTCGGCGTTATCCACGACAACCCAGCCAGCGCAGAGGCGATATACGCGGCAAGCGAGCCGCTTATTATCGAGGTTCAAGACTTCAACGACGGCGCACGCGACAGCCTGCGCAGCCTAGCTTCTATGGCGCTGGCAGCGGAGCTGGACGTGCCCGTGGCAGAACTGCCGCAGGAATACGCCGACTTCACGGCGAACTTCCGCAACCCCGCCATGCCTTCGATTGTCAGCCAGACCGACGCTATGACCAAGATAGCAAGCGTGGTGCCCGACTTCGCTGGCACGGACGTGTTCTTCGAGCAGCTGGGCTTCTCGGAAGATATGCGCAAGAAGGCTGGGCAGCAGATAGAGCGCAGCAAGGCCAGCAACGCCCTGAACTCGCTTCTGGCAGGCACCCCGCAAGAACCTGTAGATGCGTCCTGACCTGCGTGCAACAAGCGCAACAGTAAAGTGCCCTACAAGGCCGTATTTTCGATTCTAAGGCGGTTTCACCGTGACAATGAGCGTGGCGCAGGCGAACGAGTACGCACGCCTCAGAAGCCAGTTGTCGGGCAAGGCGGCAGCTGCCTTCGAGCAGGCTGCGCTGGCTATCGAATGGGAGAACCCAGAAGCGCTGCAGCAGCTTCACGCTTTGGCGGCAACGCTGATGGACACATACGGCGCTGCAAGTGCCGAGCTGGGCGCAAGGTGGCTGCAGGCGTGCGCTGCCGACGCTGGGGCGCTGCTGGCCACGGCTGCGATAGCCACGGGCCAGACCAGACGCTCCCTGCACGACGGGCTTGGCTGGTGCTGGGCGCGCTACAAAGACGGCGAGCTGGGCAAGGCGCAGGCCGCAAAGGAAATGGGCAGCAAGGCGGCTGCGGCAACGCTGTCGGCTGCTGACGAGACGACGATGCGGAACACGCCACGGGGGACAATCTACACCCGCGTGGCGCAGCCAGACAGCTGCGCGTTCTGCAGGGTCGTGGCCGCCGAGCCCCGCGTATGGACTAGCGGGGAAGGCGCTTCCTTCAAGTGCCACGACGGCTGCAACTGCGTGCCAGTGCCATACAGCAGGCCCAGCGACATAGACGGCTACAAGCGGCTGTACGAACGCAACATGAGCGAATACCGCACGGCGCTGGAAGCTTTGAAAGACCCTGAACCAGAGCTGGCGCGCAGGCTTGCAACGGCGAAGCGGGAGCACGCGGCGCGCACGGACGAAGATTGGAACACCACGAACGAAGTGCTCGTGGCCATGCGCCACCTGTACGGCATCGAGCACTAGACCGTCCTTCGCGTCAGCCTTCCCGTCCATAGCCGACGCGAAAGCTGATACGAGGGACGGGGAATATCCATAACGTAAAAAATTTTTTAGGCAACACGGCAGGCTGCGGCCTGCCTTTGCACGCATAGGGCCAAAGGCTGAAACAGCCGAGGCCGCAATCCCAAGGCAGCTGAACAGCTGCCTTTTTTTGTTGCCCTGAAACAGGGCAGGAAGGAGTCCGAACATGGCAGACGAACTTCAAGAGCAGGAACAGGCCGAAGAACAAGCTGAACAGCAGGAACAGGCCGAGCCGACCTTGGAAGAACTGCAAAAGGACGTTGAGACTTGGAAGAAACGCGCTAGGGACTGGGAAAAGCAGTCCAAGGCCAACAAGCGTGCGGCAGACGAGCTGCAGGCTATCAAGGAATCTCAAATGTCCGAACAGGAAAAGGCCGTGGCACGCGCGGAGGCCGCCGAGGAGGAGCTGGAACAGCTCAAAGCGGAGAAGGCGCACGTGGAAGCGGTACAGCGCGTCAGCGAGGAAACGGGCGTGCCAGCAAAGCTGCTGAACTTCTGCCAGACGGAAGAGGCCATGCGCGAATTCGCGGGCATGTTCGACCAGAACAAGCCGACCGTCCACGCTGCACCAGCTGCACGTGGCTCCAACGTCGTGCGCAGCGGCGAACAGGCACCCACGAACGCCGACGCCTTTGCCGAATACATGGACGGGCTTCTGCACTAGCAACCATAACAACAAAACGAAGGAGGCCGAAAATGGCACTCTCCACCACACCTGTCGATACCAACCGTGGCACCAACTACGCGAGCAAGCTGCTCCCGAAGACCATTAGCGACGAGATTATCGCAAAGGCGCAGGAAGAATCTGTAATCATGCAGCTCGCGCCGCAGGTCGCTATGGCTG